AGCTTCAATTGGCGTGAAATCTCGGCTATTCTTGATGTCCCCCCAATTCTCGTTGGAGATCAACAAGGACAAACCTACGCTAATCTCAAAGAGGCAAAGCAGAGCTTATTTACTGAAAACGTGATCCCAAAGCTGTACCGCATGGTGGATCGCACGAATATCTGGCTCATACCGATGTACCCAGACCTATGTGACCGCAAAGGGAATCCTGTAGGACACCTCTCCTACGATAAGCGAGACATTGAAGTGCTGGCAGAGCTTTACACATCTGTAGAGGAAGCATTTGCAGAGCGTGCTCTAAATCTGTACAACAATGGAGGTTGCAGCTTACGCTACCTGCAAGAAGTGCAAGGGATGGAGCCGAAGAAGAGTGTGTATTTAGATGTGTACAAGTTGGGGCCAACAACATTAGTTAGGGAAGAGGATCTCGAAGCGTACGCACAAGCCTGTCTTGAAAAAGTTGGCGCACCAGCCCCTGCGCCGCTCATGCTGCACCCAGGTCAACCACAACTACCCGCTCCAAAGCCGAATACAACAGTGACCGAGGTGCCTGATGATAGTGCTAATGATACAGACAATCCTGATAGCAACAACGACAATGCTGCTTCTGATAACGCTAACGATAGTAGCAACGGTAAACGCATATTATCATCTCAATCCAGAGGAGAAACCAAAATTCTCGATCTCTCGACCAAAGAAGAAAAAGCTGCATACATAGCAAAACTTGAAGAGCAGAGGGCGATATGGGAGAGCGAAGTAGAGCAGCGCATGCAGACGTATTTCAAGAGTGAACGAAAGGCTATGGCAAAAGCGCTTGAGGCATGCAGCACACAACAGCAAGTAGAAGGTGCGATAGACAAAACGCTATCTGGTCAAGAAGACACTCTAAAGCAGCTTTTCTACAACATCTGGTACGACGTTGGAAAAGAATTCAGTAAGAGCACAATAAAACAACTGCAAGAAGCTGAGAAGACTTATAATCCACGCTATGAAACAAAAGGGTTCTTCAGTATATTTACTTCTAAAATAATCTCATGGATACTTAACCTCTCATCGACAAAAGTCGTGCAGGTTACTGAAGCGACGCGTACACAGATCCGTCAATCGCTTGCAGACGGCGTAGAGGCTGGTGAGAGCATTCCAGAGATTGCGCAGAGGATTGATCAGCTCTATCTACAGGAGATCATTCCTAACCGTAGTACCGTAATTTCTCGTACAGAGGTAATATCAAGCTCGAACTGGGCATCGCAGGCAAGTGCAGAGGGTAGCGGTCTGACACTCAATAAAGTATGGCTGGCCACAGAGGATAGCAGAACAAGACCTGCTCATGCAGAGGCGGATGGTCAAACGGTGGCGATGAATGAGCCATTTGAGGTTGGCGGGGAAAAGCTGATGTATCCTGGTGATACTGCCGGTAGTGCATCAAACATTATCCAGTGCCGGTGCACGCAATACTATGAACGCGTGAAAGATGAAGAGAGTAACGCCGGTGAGCAGGGAGATGAAAAGGTGGTTGTGTTGCCACGAAGCTTTAAGAATATGAAGCAATTTATGAAGGTGGTGGCAATATGATAACTCATCAGTTCCCAACATATCAAATCAAAGGCAAGCAGGTAGAGTATAAGACCGTCTCTTTCTTGGTCAAGAGCGTGGATCAGGATCAGGGCATCGTGATCGGTCTTGCTTCTCCCACGCAGAATATCGACCTGCAAAAGGATAAAGTAGAGCCAGGGGCATACACAAAGACGCTTAGTGAAGCACAGCAACGTATGCAGAACGGGCGACGGTTCATGTATGCCACTCTATGGATGCATAATCCTGAACAACCGACAGGCGGTGTGATCAGCGGGCAGGAAACACCCGATGGTCTTGAAGTCACGATGAAGTACGATATCTCGACTAATGCGGCTGGCTACCCTAACAATCCTATAGCAACAATGGTATTTAGCGGCTTTAAAGTCGGATATATCGACGAGTTGAGTATCGGGTATATTGCGATCAAATGGGATTATGACAAGCAAGGTGTACGGCATCTGCGTGAAATACAGTTAATCGAGATATCGGGTGTTACAATGCTTTTTGCTGCAAATCCAGACGCGCTTGTAGCAAGTTCAGGAGTAAAAACGATGGATAAAACACCTATTGAAGACAAAGAGCCAGAGAAGTCACAACGCAAAGACTTCAATGATCTTTATTTAGCAACACGAGCTGCTGATGTGCTGGAGGACTGGGGAGATCTCATCAACACGCTAACACAGGCAATGCTCCAAATTTTCAGCATTGGGGATTCTCCACAGTCTGACATGCAAGAATGCCTAGATCAGTTCGGGAAGTCGGTGATGGAGTGGGTCGATATGGGCATGCAGTGCGGATTGTCTGAATATATCAGCAGTCGTTATGCCGGTGATAACAAGCCCTATGTTCCCTACAGTTTGCGCGTGGGAGACGACTGGGGATACATGACCCGTGGTAACCGACCTGATGGTAAGGTTGGGGCAACAATCAGCAAAGCGACACAAGGCACGTTAGAGGCGCATCAGGAAGAAATGAAATCTTCACTCAATGCCGTCGCTGATCATGTAAAGTCCATGCAGCAAAAGATTAGCGATCTTACGCGGCTCTGGCAAGAAGAAGGCCAGGGCGAACCCTACGGAAATGATGATAACGATGGAAAATCACGACTAACGCGCCGAGAGCCGCCATCACCAGCACTCTCACGCCAAGGATTGCAGCCGCTTCACAAGAGCACTGTGGAAGATGACGCCATCGCAGAATTTATCAATTTCTTGAGCTGAAACTTTAGAACAAAGGAAATATAGAAAATGGGAGCATTACAAAATCTGGCAGAAAAGAATGCCAGTGTAGCACATCTGCTTACTCAAGTGCTCGATGAAGAGGTGGGGCCAATCCGCACCGAATTAAACGAAGTCAAGAGCAAGATGAGTGCTGAGACGAAGCAGTATATTGAACGCATGGAACAGGATCTCCAAAAGCAAGAGGCAGAACTAAAGACACTCAAAGCGATTGTAAATCGTCCTAGCGCGGTTTCTGGCCTCGACGCTCCAGAGGAGAAGAAGAGAGCCAGTCGAGAGGCGTTTACCAAGGCGTTGCGCCACGGTTGGGGAACTCTTTCTCCAGAGGAAAAGAAGCTCGTCCCACACGATAACCAACTTGCCAATCAGGAAAAAGTTGGACATGGGCAACTTACTGAGCACAAAACAATGTTTGGTAGTGACGCTACCACAGGCGGATTTCTTGCCACTCCAGAGGTAGCTGATGAGTTGATCAAAGCCGTTGTACAGATCTCAGACTTTCATAGCCTTGTCAATGTCAGGATGACGGCAAATCCTTGGGTCATGATCAGGAAACGTATCCAGACAGGATCTGCAAGCCGTACGCCTGAACAGGCAACACGTACCGAGACCCAGACCCCAAAGTTTGGCATGGTGCAAGTACAGCCTTACGCTGCATATGCCTTGACCAAAATCAGCACACAGGACCTAGACGATAGTGAGCTTGACCTGCCAAGTTTTATCATGGCCGAGTTTGCTGAGCAGTTCGCAAAACTCGAAGGTTACGAAATCGCCAATGGTAACGGTGCTGGTGCTAACCAATGCGTCGGCTTTTTACAGGATTCCGACATTGTCAGTACTGCTTATCCTGGCACTGGTGGCACAACAGGTTACACCACATCCTCAGCAACTGGTGGCTTTGGCTATGCTGACTTAGTAGATTTAGTGCATGCACTAAAACCAGCGTACCGCAAAGGTGCATCGTGGGCATTTACTACCGAGACATTGGGCGATATGCGAAAGCTCACAGACTCCGTTGGGCGTCCATTGTGGGGACCGATGGGAGGCGACTTGCCAGGGAAGCTCTTAGAGTATCCATATCAAGAGATGGTTGACATGCCTGCTGTAGCATCTGGGAACTTTCCGATCGCTTTCGCAAACTGGAAACAGTGGTACACGCTTGTTGTGCGCAAACAGGTTAGTGTTCGTGTACTTCAAGAACGCTATGCCGATGAAGACGCATTCGGTTATATGGGCTACTACCGCTTCGGTGGAAATGTGACGCTGTCTGAAGCTGGCCATGCTATGAAAATCGCCTAGATAGGCCGAAAGGAGAAACGCACGTGAAAGACTTCATGAATTACTTTTCGGGCAAGAAGGCGTTAGGGAACGGAGCGCTTATTACTTCCACCGTAAACGGTACAAGCATTGATGTAACCGCAACAAATGGCGGCAATGACGGGCTCTGCTTTGTAGTGGCTGTCGGCGCAGTGACTGATGGCACGCACACGTTGAGTCTGCAAGACAGTATTGATGGCGGCTCGAACT